TCTATAGTAGAATCTTTTTTAACAATTTTATCATAATCTGATTTGGAAATTTCTAAGTATGAAAATTCGTTCCTTTTTTTACAAAAATATCTTTGAAATTCTCCTAATTTATAATCTTGTTCTATAGGAGAAGGAATAAAAAGTTGGGGAGAATAATATACTAAGTTTAGGGGGATACTTTTAAGTTGGGAATATGTAATATTTTCATCTTCTAAAGTATCAATATAAATAAAATTTCCCTGTGAGGAAAAAAGACCATTATTTAATATATTACTTTCTGAATTGTTTTTTTTAGGGGAAACTAAAGTTACTAAACTATAGTTAGGTTTATCATCTGGGTTTTTACCTGTAAAAAATTTACCATCATATGTTTTATAATAGTACCCAATGTAAGAATCAGCACCTCCTTCAATAACATACTCATCTCCAGCTGTATAAAGATTGGTTTGGATTCTACTTTTAGGGATATACATTATTATTTTTTAAGCTTTATTAAAATTTCTAATAGCTGTATTGAAGATAGCTAGTTTATTTTTGTATTTAGGGGTACCTTGAGTAATTGAAGCCTTATCAGAAGGGCTCCACCACCTTTGAATATAATTATTCACCCAATTATCAGGATTGGGGGTGGAGATATAAGTTTCAAATTTAAATTGAATTCTATTAGCCATAAAATCTAAAAAGGATTCATTCCCACTAAAAACAGCAAATTCTCTTAACCTTTGAGAATCTCGCCTAACAAATCTACCAACTATATAAGGGTTAGTGGCCTGAGGCCACCTTCCAGAATCAGTTTGGACCCCGGCATAATTATATCCCCCTGCTGATCTAAAAGCTCCTTCCTTTTTCGAAGCTTCAGCCCATAATACAGCAAATACTGCTTTAGCTAAAGGCTCTCCATATTTATTAGTCAAATAATTTTTAGCTACGGCATAAGCTAACCTAGTAGAAGGAGGAGGATCTACTAAAGGCTTTTCAGGATAAAAAGTTTTTTTAGGAGATTGTTGAGAGGATGTTGAAGAGCCCGCACCTCCTGAAGGGTCAGATTCTAACCCAGCATACGATTCATCTCCTATGGGAACACTGAAACTTTCTAATTTAGTAGTCCATCCTGAACTATCTATTGTATGGGATACTCCTTTAATGAGGAAATGTATATTCTCTCTATATTTTATTGGGAGGTAATCTTCGGATATAGTATATTTTTGAAATATTTTTATACCGGAAATACCATCTAAAGTAAGGTTAAGAGATATTGGGATAAAGTTAGGAGCAGTAATTTTAGGATTACCTTGAAGTTCTTTAGCCCTTTTTTGATTAAAATAATCCTTTACTGAGGGTCCTAAGTTATAAAAGTCTTCATCCCAAATACCTGTTCGAAGGTTTCCAAAATACAAATTCTTATCTTCCTTAAGTCCTTTATATTTATCTATTTCCTCCTGGTCAAGCAGAGGATCAGCTGTTATAACTTTATTAGGGATAATTCTATCTGTTAATCCTTCATTCCACCTTGAAAAAGCCACAGACTCTACTCCCACATCAGCATTATTTGCTTGGGCCCCAATAGCTATTTGAGAAGCTAAATTTGGAGAAATTTCAGTTTTAATAGAAAATTGGCTAACAAAAGTCCCTTCATCAGGCTTAAGTATACCAACATTTATAAGGGTAGGAGGTCTACTCTTAGACATAGCAGGAGCAGATTTATCTATAATATATAAAGTATTAGTTTCATAGTCATGGTATGGAGTTAAGTTAACAAACTCAGACATAGCTCCATTAATAGCAGTAGTTAATGCTGAAAGAAAGTCATAGAGTGCTAAGTTTCCATTAGCATCAATATTTTCAGTTAAAGTAGTTATAATATAATCAATATTTACTAAAATATGCATATAGTTGATACGTTTTGAGTTGGTATCAACTAGATCATTTATACTTAAAGCAGACACCTCAGCTATATCTGTATCATCACCCTGCTTCAGACTAGCAAAGGCATAACATATGCGTAAATCGTTTGAGTGAGTATAAGGATTATAAGAAGTACTATAATTTTCTATATAATCCCAATTTATAGAAAATATAGGTTTTCCATTATTATACTTTAAACAAAAACTTTCTATAATTCTAAGTAAAGCTCCTAATTTTATATAGTATTGATCATCACCCCAATCTGGGTTGATTTTTATAACTTCTTTAAATAATAACCCATGTTTAGGATTTACATAAGGAGTAATATTAAATTTTAGTAACTTTTTTATGTTATTTGTAAAAAGTATTTCTCGGTCGAAATAAGTTAAACCCCCCAAACTCAAATCAGCCGTAGAAGTTGGGAATCCTTCAGTACCAGATTTAAACCAATTACTTCCATCTAAAGCAGTTTTTAAAGCATTTAAAATTTTTCCTAAAATACTATTACCTGCTAATGTTTGTTTTGTTACTTCCTCCCCACCATTCTCATCAGGACGAGGAGTAGTAATTGATAAGGATTCAATAATGTCTCCGTGAGAAATAGCTTTAATTGTAATGCTATATACACCCCCAGGTTGAATTTCCCATTCATAATTTGTTACCCACCCTAAAAAAGCATCATAATTGCCACTCGAGTTTTTCCTTTCTGTTTCTACAAGGTTTAAAAGCTTTTGAAGGTTTGTATCATTAGGATTATCAGGAGATAGTTTAGAGGGATCTAAAAATTTGGTATAAAGATCATTTATTGGATTAGTTACTAAATTATCTGTGTCATTTTGGAAATACATAGAATGGCCCCACTCCAATAAAATTGTGTATTTTAATCTTAAAAATAATAACTCAATTGTTTCAAATTGAGATATGTTATAACAGGTTATTTTAATAGTAGCTTCCCTTAAAGAACCCTGATTTTGAGAAACAACGTCTATAGAATTTATCCCAGGCATAGGGGAAAATCCATACTCTGCTGAAGAATCAAACCCATAAGCTTTAGGAGATACATAAGTTTTTGAATAATTACTATCTAATATACCTCCTTTTAATTTTCCTGGGGTAGAACCAAATTTACCCATATTAACTCCACCATATAATATATAAAATTGGGCTAATGAGTTCTTACTTGGAATATTTTCTTCGCTATATTTTGAGTTGAATTTACCAGCTATCTCCTTACTTATATCAACACTTGAACATAACCTAATCCACGGATTTTTTCCAGTTTCATATGTTAGTATTTGGTTATTTTTTTGAAAAGCTCCTAATCTATTTTGCCTTAATTTAATTTGTTTTTCAACATAGACATCAAAAGGTTCACCTATTATAGAGGGTACTGAAGTAGACATAATTTTTAAAACTGATTAAGTAGTTTATAATCTGATATAATTTCGGTTATTTCGATTGGGATTCGAACTTGGACTCCAATAGGAGGATATAATGAATTAAAAGCTAATTTAGGATTGGCAGATGGTATTATCCACCATAAAGTGGGATCATTATAGTATTCACGAGCATATAAATCATACCTATCCTCTTCTTGAGATATAACATAAAAATCATTATCCCTATAGGCAACCTCAGGATATCGAGCTCCATAATAATATTGCCTTCCTAAAGAAGATGTAACTATTGGGGTTATGTTGAGATAACGATTCATATTTTAACTTGTTGGAAGTTCTAATGGATTTTCATTATTTGATATAAATGTTGAAGTTCCATCTATAATTCTGTTATTATTATCGGCCAAAATAGTAAAGTCAAATCCTGTTACTTTAATTACTTTAGGCAACCAATACCCAGATGTATCTCCTCTTGATGCCCATTTAGCATTTCTACCTATATCAAATCCAGCGTCAAATACGGGTTCTAAATTAATACCATTTAATATACCCGGAACGTCTCGTAAATAGTCTCCAAATGTAAGTTTAATGAAATTCCCGCGCAAAAATCCACCTTGACTATAGTTAGGAGCTAAATGTCTAATTAATTCTTGTAATTTGAGATAAATAGTAGCCATTTGTTTAGGATTAGGAATTTCAATAGTAAAACCTAGAGATATTTTTCTCCCAAACGATTTATATTTATAAAAAGATGTACCATATCCTGGGTAATCGTATGAGTCATATGTAGTGCTAATTGAGTCGCTAAAGGAATCTACATAAGCTTGCCAATATAGATATTGGTTAGTGCTGGGGTTATTGGCATTTATAAGGTTTAAAATAAAAGGAAATAGCTGGCCTTTATTTAGTGCTATGTCATTTCCATCATTATCAGTTGGATTTTTTCCGTCAGCTCCCTTTAAAAATTGGGTTAATACTTTAGGCTTCCCATTCTCAAATTTACTTAAGTTAAGATCCTCAGTATTTTTTCTATTAAATAAATCTTTATTATTTCTTATAGTATTAAAATCCTCTTCCCCTATAGTAGGTGAATTTATAATCTTATAATTAGGATAAAAAGTTTGTTTATTTGTATTGGGATCAGGGAACATATCAACTCTACCTTGTCTCCCTATAGTATAAATTGAAGCATCTGGGTTTTCTCTTTTGTTAGGGGTCCATTCATATCTATAAGTATCCCCGTGCCCATCATTTAATCTATTTTTATCAGATGGACCATAATTTTTTAATTGCTGTCCTTCTTCATTAAAACCTGATTTATCTACACCGGGGCTAGAAAATGGTTTATCGGGTCGTCCTTGCCCTTCGTCATATACTTTGGAAGCTCCTAATAATTTAGTATAGTGAGAAAGAGAAGTAAGACCAACCGCAGTTTTAGAAGTAGTTAATGAAGAAGAGACAAGTTGAGAACTATTATCTAAAGTACTTAAAGTTTTATTATTACTTTGAGGGCCAAAATCAGTTAATTGAGCCCCATTATCCGGATTAACCCCTAAAATTTCAGGATCAGGATCCGGAACTTTTAAACCACTAATTTCTGAGTAAGTAAAATAATCATTAGATGCTCCTAATAAATTAGTAAGGTTTAAGGTAGTTTTACTATTATTAGATTCATTTTTAGAAGTAGATAAAGAATCATTAATAAGTTGGGAACTACCATCTAAAGTACTTAAAGTTTTATTATTACTTTGAGGACCAAATAATTTAATTTGAGAACCATCTAATCCTATACCTAAATCAGTTTCAATTTTTATATCAGGAACTACTTTATTATTTATCTCTTCAAGAGAATAGTAATAATTAGAAGCTCCCAACAAATTAGCTAAGTCTAAGCTTGTTTTACTATTTGCAGTTTCAGTTCTGGGTTTAGTGATAGAGGAATCAGAAATAGATACCCCACTATAACCTTTAGAGCCAATAGTAAATTCTGTCCTTTTAACAATAGTATTTAATCCTGTAATCCCTGCTCCGGGACCACCCATATAATTTAAAATAAGTCTATCATCGGAAATAGCAACTCCATATTTAGTAGCATTAAGATCATTAACTCTAATTTCCTTAGAAAATTTAGAAGAATTTACAGGTTCAAAACCTATTTTTTTCCTTGCTAAAATAACTAATCTATTATCCTCAGGTTGAGAAAAATTATTTTTATATTCTGTATAATAATCGTTTCCTGTAAAATAAGGACGTTCTCCTAAAAGATTTAAATGACCCCCAATAGCATTAACTCCAGCTTGTGCTATAGTATTAGTAGGAACATATAAATTTTTAAATCCACCAGGGATTTTGGGGTTTTGGGCCGCTAAAAGATTTGTATTAGTTATGAATTTAATACCTCTAAACGAAGTAAATAATTTAGTTAACCTCAAAGCATCCTCAGCTCCTCTCATTAATGCCCCATCCCTTAATATAAAATCAGGAGTATTAAGGAGTCTTTCGTCCGGTATGGGTGAAGTAATAAAGGGTTCTCTACTACTACCCATATTAGGTCTGTCAAACCCGTATTTTAAGGATTTGAGATTTGTTTTTAGGTCAACTAAAGACATTTAGAAAGTTCTTCCTTCAGGTGCTGTATCTCTGTAGTTATTTTTGGGGACTAATCCATTTAAATCTAAAATAGAGGGGGCAGGTTTGAATAATACAAACGGATTTCCATTTATAGAATACTCATAGTGCAATTTAGATCCTGCAAAATTAGGTTGAGGACCAGCAGCTCCATTTAAATTTGATAAAACAGAGCCTTGAGTTGTAAGTTTATCGAGTAATGCCATGTTTATAAATATTTAATTATTGCATTTTGTAAGATCCCATTGACAAAGCTGTTCCTACTTTATTACCATCTAAGGTAACTATACCTTCTTTAGTTAATAGTTGATTTAAAGTATTGTTCATTTGGTCCATTTTAGCTAAAAGTGGACTTAAATCTATTGAAGGAGTAATAGTTGAGGATGTAGCTTTTTCTCCACCTTTATCTCCTCCCCCACCTAAATCAGTTCCTGCTATAATTGTGTCTTTATCATTTAATTGAATAGCACCTTCAGGAGCCATGAGAGTACGTTTTCCGTATCCTGGGGATACCACATCATCACCTTTAGAGAAAAATTTGGAAGCTAATCCCACTAACCCAGCCCCAGCTGCTATAGCTATAGGGATACCAAAAGGACCTAAAAATCCTACAATTGATCCCCAAGCTTTTGCTATAGCTCCTGCTATACTTTTCCAAAAATCTTTTGTTAAAAGTTTACCTAAAGTATTTTGATAAGTAATATTTTTTAAAGTTTCCTTCCCAAGCAATTTAGCCCCCAAAACTATACCAGCCCAAATTGTTGCTATAGATTGGGCGATTTGAACAACTCCCCCCATCCCATCTTTTAAATCACCTCTTATTAAAGAAGTAAATCCTTGAACAGCTGCTCCTATTTGTTTAAAAGTCCATAAAATAGGTTGAAGAACTATATTAATTAAAGGTAATATTGTTGTTGCTAAATCCATTAAAGGAGAAACAATAGCTAATATAGGTTCAGCTATACTAACAAATATTTCTTGCATTTTAGCTATAGAAGCATTAAAACGTTCCTGAATAGATTGGGATTTTAATTGAGAAGCTAATTTTTCATCGCCTAACTTAGCCGCTATAGCATCATCAGATAGGCCTTCCTTTTTAAGTTTATTATAAGCGTCTTGAGCTGTTGCTTCTTTAGAATTTAATTTAGCTAAAACTTCTCTATCTAAAATAGATTGAGCTAATTCGTCACGTGATAACCCAACAGATTTAGCTAAAGCTTCTTGTTGAATAACATTCATTTTACCAAACGCTACGGAGCCACCAACTTGCTTAGCTACCTCAGCTGCTGCTTTTCCGGTTTCACCTTGCAAAGCTAAAAATCTAGCTTGCTCAAAATTCAACTGCTTGCCAGTTAGAACTTCTGCTTCTAACTCAGATTCAATTGAGGATTGAAAGTTAAGTAATCCCTCTGATATTTTTGCGGCTTGTTCTAAGTTAAGTCCAAACTTTTTAGCTTCGAGAACATTATTGGCTAAAGCTTTAGCACTCTTACCAAAAGTTAAGACAGTAGCTGCTCCTGTTTTAGCTACTTCTTCTACAATTTCTTTTTCATTTAATGCTAATTTATTAGTTGCATTAAAAGCAACAGCAGCTCCTAATATTGAAGCTGTATTTTTTGATAAATCACCCCCAGTAGCTTGAGTAATTTTACCTAAAGCAGTAGCAGCTTCGGCACTATAACCAGCTTGTTCTGTTATTTGAGTATAATCTTTTAGTAATTCTCCACTTAATTGGGCATTAGTTCCAAATGCTTTACTTAAAGCTATTTGAGACTTAACTAAATTTTCAGTAGTTATATAAGTTTCTCCTGAGAGGTTAGCTATGTTATTCATAGAGTCAACCATCTTCAAGCTTTCATCATAGCTTATACCCATACTTTTAGCTAACTCCCCAGTGGTTTGGTCAGTTTTCATTAAAGCGTCAAGTAATTGGTCTGCTAAAAACCCAACAACAACTAAAGGATCTTTAAGATTTTTAATTAGGGATTCACCCATACTTTTTATACCCTTTTTCAATACCGCCATTTTTCCTCCCATTCCTTCGTATTGGGCGTTGTTTTGAGCTAAGGCATCTCTTTGGGCTAAAAGATTTTTAAGTTCCCTTCCTCCAAATCCTGCTCTAATTTGAGCATCTGTAAAGTTTCCTCGTTTAGCATTAAGTTCGTCTGTTAATTTATTCTCTTGTTCTTTATCTACAATGATTTGTTTACCCAAATCTTCCATTTCCTGTCGAGCTTTGTCTATTCCTAAAATAGAAGATAATTGACCCATCCCTAGTTTATTAAGGGTTTTTTCCATCCCTTGCATTGCTGCTCCACTTAGACCTAAAACTTTTTCTAAATTTTCTTCCTGTTTTAGCCTGTAATCCATTCTATCACTTATAGTCTGAAGATGGCTATCCTGTTGGCTTAGGAATTCATCAGTTTCTCTATGAGCGCTATTAATAGTAGCTAATTTACCTTCAACTTTTTCAATTTGACCTTCATATTCTATATAATCCCTTAAAGCTTGGTCTCTCTCAGCTAAGCTTAATCTGGTGTCATTTGCTCTATTTTGTGCTATAGATTGTAAAGTTTCTAATCGCTGTTTTTCTTGATTATATTCTTGCTTTTTAAGTTCTAATAAAGTTTTAGAAACTTTTAAATCTGCTACCCTTTGTTTAAATTTTTCCTGTAAAGATTTTAGATCCTTAGAATTTAATTCACTTATTCCTTGTTGATCATAACTTAATTTATCTACTATCTGGGCTATTCCCTTAAAAGCAGCATTAGTATTATTTAAGGCATTATTAGAATTTTTTATTCTACTAAGCATATCATTTAAAGATACAGCTATACCTTCAAAACTTTGATCAATACTATCTAAACGACTTTGAATTCCTAAAAGTTCATTTTCTAATCTTGATATTTCACTATTTACGTCTCTAACAGCATTGATATCAAAATTTTCAAAGGGATTACGTTGCCCTAGCCTATCATAAGCTTTTTCTAAATCCTGTATTAATTTTTGTAGCCTTTGAATTTCTTGGGGTGTAGCCATATCTATTTTATTATAAATATAAAAAAATAAGACCCCTTACTTGTATGTAGGGGTCTTTAAAAATTCTGGGGCTTGAACTTGCCCTTTTGAGTCTATAATTGTGGTTTTACCTTTGTTTAAGGATTTATTATGTTCTTCTCTCTCCTTATTGTAAAAACTTTGAATTTCATTAAAGGTAAATCTCCTAAGCCATATAGGCATATCATAAATTTCACCCCATGAATATCCACCTTTTCCGTGAAATACTATCTCATGAACTTGTTTAAACAACCCAAATCGAGCTTGTGAAATCCCATCACGCGTCAGGCCAAAAAAAGTTTAAATTAATTGGGATAGCAATCTCCTCGTTGCTATCATCTAAAAATGTTAAATTAACATCAGGTTGAATTTCCTTTATATATTTCCTTAAAGCTCTTGAATCACGAGCTAGTAAGTGGTTTTCTACAAAATCCCTAACATCCTTAGACTCAGATGACCCATTCACAGATGTAATTAAATACTTTAATCTTGTAGATAATTCAGGGGAATAGTCTTTATGGATTTTTTTAAGTCCCTTAATTTCGGCATCAATTTTATTTTCGTCGTGTCCTGTTAGAATTTTAAAGGTAATAGGAACATTGCTTTCGGGTAGAACATATGAAAAGTTATTTTCTCCTTTTGTTATAAGGGATTCATCAAAAGGTTTATTATCTAAAGCAGATAGATCAATGGTGTATTGATCCTTCCCATACGAAAAGGAATAGTCTTTACCATAACCTAAAATTCTGGCTGCTATTAATAAAGCATTTTTATCTCCAATAATAAAATCCTTAATATTAACTTTAGTTATAATTAAAGATTCAAGTAATTTATCTAAAACAATACCTTTTTCAATATATGCTTGGTTTGTAAGGATATCTTCCTCTCGAGCCGTCATATACTTCATTTCTACTTTTCCTTCTCTTAAGGGATGATTTTCGGGGTATAGTAAACCTTTTGAAGGTAACTCTATAATTTCTGTTGGGAATTTAAATTCACTCATTTTAATAACTTTGTTTATTATAAATATATGGGGATAAAAAAGAGCGTGGGAAACCACGCTCTCTTTCTATAGTTGTTATTAATATTAGAAGTTCAATACGCAATAATCAGGCTGAACTGTCATAGTGAGGTTTATAGCACCCTCATTATCCCAGTTATATTCACCAAAATTTGAATCAGTGATTAAAGCTCCTTTAATAATCCATTGAGATACAATATCACCTACAGGACCTAAAACATCAAAGGTTAAATCTTTTTTATAAAAATCAGAATAACCATCTCTACCTGTTATGGATTCGTGATGTAGTCTTACCCATTCCATTACAGCTTGGGCTCCTGAAGGTGTGATAGGATCAAATAAAGTAAACTGAATAGTACCCCATTTGGTTTTTCCTTTTACAAATCTTTGAACATTAATATGATTAAGTTCAATAGCACCTTGTGTTAGGGTAACAGCTCCCATAGCTTTTATTAAATAGCTAGGAAATCCCTCAATATACATAATGAATCTGTTCTGCTGTTTGGGCTCAAAAGGTGTGAAAAATATTTCGTTTGGATCTAGTACTGCCATTGTTGTAATTTATTATAAATATTATATATTTAAGTTTTTAATTATTAGGCTGGAAACTCAGCTCCTGTTGGTAATACATTGAAATCAAGCACTATAAACTCAGCAGTTCTGGTTGGTTGAATGAAAATTTGACCAACTAACTGGTTTCTATCTATTACATCAGGAGTGTTGTTTGAATCATCCATTACAACTTTAAAGGCATATACACCTTGTCTTTGTTGAACACTCTCGAGATATGGATTAACTTGGGCTAAGAAAGCATTTCTAGTAGCAATAGTATTTTGTTCAAATACTAAATTATTAGCTACTTGACCAATAAAGCCTTTAAGTTCAATCAATAATCTTCTAACATTAACTCTATCAAGAGCACTTGCTTTTTTCTGTAGAGTCTTTTGTCCAAATACTGCTGGACCTGTAGCTGGGAAGTTAGCTATGGGGTTAACATTCTTTTCGTATAAAGTATCTCTATCAGATCTTTGAAGTTTCCTTTCAGGTCTAATTACTTGAGTTAATCCTCCTCTATTAATACCAGCAGGTGCGAACCAAGGTTCAGAAGCCGCATCATTAGCAGCATACACACCTGGGATTAATGTTGAGGCAGGAACCCAGTTAAACTTACCTGTATCTGGGTTTAGGATTTGAACCCAAGGCCAGTATGTAGCAGCGTAGCTAGAGTTAATAGCATTGGCTTGAGTAGTTGTAGATGCTATAGTAGCACCATAAGCTACCAAATCAATAACGGCAATAGCATCTCCTCTTTCTTGCACTGTTGTTATGAGAGTGTTTAAAGGAGCAGAATAATCAGCATAATACAAACCGGGAGTTGTGATTACTTTATAGGAATATTCTTCTTTATTAGCTAATAATCCTAGAACTTTTGTGTAATCACCAGCAGTTAAACCTTGAGTATTTGAGCTATTAACATCATCATAGAAATTAGCACCACCTATATTTAAATTACCTGTAGCTCCCTCAAATGTTCCACTACCTATTAAAGGAACAGAAGCTGTAAACTCTGGTTTAGCATTACCTGCACTATCAAAGAAATTAGGTGTTGGGTAATTTACAGCTGATACATAAACATACCTACTAGCATTAGGATAATTACCAACAGATTCAATATATGTCTCATTTCCATTAGTAGTTACTTGTTGATATGAATCACCAATAACTCTAGCTATATAATTACTTTGTTCAGGATCTAAGGAAACGTTAGCGTATGTTTCTAAAACAATTTTTTCATTTGTAATATCATCACCTCTTCTAACTAATAAAGTAAATGTTCCTGACCCTGAGTCAGCTTGTGAAATTTCCCATCTAACATTATCAATAGAACCATTGGTTAAAACACCAGCTGAATTTTCAGATCCTGAGCTGTTTGTTATGGTTCCTTCTGAAATGGTTTTTAATACAAATGGAACATTATTGGTAATATCATCAGCTTTTAAAGTAAAAGTTACATTAGTATTACCTGAAGCTCCAGCCCCAAAAGATTGGGAAATAAAGGTAATAGTATTACCAATAGCAAAATTTCCACTTTGGGATAAAATAGTAACAGCTGAAATTGAAGAAGTTGTATCTAAAGTTACAGAAGCAGTTACATCAACATTAGAAGCAGAAACTATAAAAGCCCCAGCTGTACTCCCTGAAAGGGTAAACGTTCCTACTGAAGTAAGAAGAGCATTAGCTGTTTCATTTAAAGGGCCCGGTATACTATTAAAAACATTATTGCTTTGAGCATTTGTCCAACCTGCTGCTCCACTAACCACTCTAGTAACTAATAGAGTAGTACCTCCGTTTTGGAAGTAATTGTAAGCTGAAATAGAAGTTAGGTAAGAATAGGTTTGGTTACCACTAACAAAAGTAGTTCCAAACTTATTTTGATAGTCACTATATGAAGTAACTATAGTAGGAATCTCAACAGGCCCCTTCACTGTGGGGCCTACAATAGCGGCACCTACTTGTACCGGCTGTTGGGTTATAAATGACTGGTCGTTTTCTCTTGTAAATACACCAGGTGATACTATTTGTTCTGCCATGTTTTTTAAGTGTTGTTATATT